TTTTTCTTCATCCTCCATAAACCAATATGCCTTGATGATCCGCTTGATGAGCTCATCGTCTGACATATGAATCTGTTCCATAACCTCAAGGAACTCTTCATCCTCATCTCGCTGAATATGAGGTTCACCTTCTCCAGTTCGCAGCCATAGTTCGGAAATATTAAACTCACGGCAAATATCGGCAATAGTGCGGTCGCTGGGCATTTTTGCGCCAGAACACAACTGAGAAATAAATGCTTGAGAAACATTTAGTTTTTCAGAAAATGCAGTTTTTGTGAGTTTGCTGTCCTTTACACACCACGCAATTCGATCATTGATGGTCTCCACTTTTTACACCTCCTGTCTGATACATATTAAATCACAAAGATAAAAAGAAGTCAAGAAAAAATTTAACTGAGTTATAAAAATGACTTGACATTCTAGCTAAGTTATGTTATTTTATAACCGAGCTAGAAAACTAAGTGTAGGAGGTGAACCAATGAGCATAAACCTTGATAGAGTGTCAGACGCCCAGACTGTGGCCGAGAAGTTGACCGGACTACCCAAAGAAGCCCTCCTTTATATCGCTGGATATGCGGAGGGGTGCCGGGACAAACCCACCCGGAAGCGAAGGAAAGCGGAGAAGACCAACGGAGAAAAAGAGGCCCACCTCCGACGGGGCGGGAATAAAGGAGGTGAAAAGGATGAACAATCAGCAGATTAAAGAAACGCTCGAAAAGCAGTTGCAGCTACTTTCCGAGCGTTCAGAGAAATCAGCAGAGGATCGAGACCTCTATCAATTGACAAATGCGATGGTCAGTCTTTCAGCACTTCTTCTCTCTTTTGGCTAAACCAGTCTTCGTTCTTCTTTTGGTTCCGGTCTTTCAGTATCTGATAATAGGCATCAAGATACATTTCATAGATCTGAACGGGTGTTTTCCCAGTTAAATCTTGTGTTTGGACATAAAGATATGCGATTGCCTCAACAGGAGCACTGGGGAAAGTATTAAAGTCAGACATTTTCTCACCTCCCTCCTAACCACTTATATTTTATCACAGAAGGGGGAGGCGGACAACCAAAACGCCGCATCTGCGGCAGAAAGGAGACGTTATGACGCTGGCAGAAATCAAAGCCATGAACAAAGATGTCCTTCTTCCATCAGAAGCCGCGGGCCCACTTGGTTGTGATCCACACTATATCCGAGTGGCGGCGAAGAAGAGGCCGGAGCTACTTGGGTTCCCTGTAACACTGATTGGGAACCGGGTAAAGATCCCTCGCCTTGCTTTCATCCAGTACATGGAGGGGACCTTGGAAAATGAGGATGCCCCCGCCCGTGGTGGCACACGGGAGAGGGCAAGAACCGATGACCAGTGAAATCATCCTGTCCCTTGTATTGTAACACGAGGGCGGGAGGAATACAAGGAGGATCACATGACAATAGATGAAAAGGTAGAGGCGTATAGAATGTATCTTGAAGGCGCTTCGTGCGATGAAATCGGGAAGCATTTCGGAGTTTCCAGACAATGTATTCGACAACATCTTCCGGAACCAAAAATAAGCCGTATAGAAATGAGCGCAAATTCTTGCGTTTATAAGGGCGTTTCAAAATGGATGTTAGAAAATAAAATTTCTTGTTCAAAATTGGCCCGTTATTCAGGCGTTTCTGTTGCCTGCCTTTACAGATTTTTAACTGGGAAAGGTACGGCTAATAAGACCACAATAGATAAACTTTTGAATGTCACCAAAATGAGTTACGAAGAGGCATTTTCGGCCAAATAAAAGCGCCCCGGCCAGCGAACCACCGCCGACCAGGGCTGGCAAACCTGATTGAAAGCGGCAGTCAGGCTTGATAGAACAAATGTACCATGTTCTTTCGAGCCTGTCAAGAGGAAGGAGAAAGAATATGGATGAGAAAAGTACAATAAAAGACCTTGAGCGTCAGGCCAGCAACACTAAGCTTCTGATGGACCGCTTGACCCGGGCGGCCTATGGCATGACGTTTGATGAGCTGATCCGGTATATGGGGAGGCGTGACGATGACGCCGAATGAGGCCATCCGCCGCATTACCCAGCGAGCTATGGAGCGGCACCGGCTCTCACAAAGGGGCCTTGCCCATGAGATCGGATGCGGCGAAGGCTCTATTGCAAAGATCCTGGACGAGCAGGAGGTTCGTCTCACTCAGGAGCAGTGGTTTTATTTGATGACGTTGGGAGGGAAGCAGCTTGCGTGACTGGATGCTCGTGGGCGCATACGCCTGCATTATTGTAGCAATGGCGCTGATAATTTGGGACATATGGGATAGGAGAAGGAAGAAATGAGAACACGAGAAGAGCGCCGCCAGAGGGCCCGAGAGGTCCGGTGGATGATTGGAATAGGAGCAATGCTCTGCCTGACCTTCTGGGGCGGTATGGCATTTGCCTTTTGGGTCATGGGGTGATGAAATGGAGAACATCGAACATCCAGACATCACCGCTGCCATGCGGACGGGGTATCCATCGTGGGACAATCCCTATTTGATGGCGAAGTGTGATGAACTGTTAGATTACATCGAAGATGAGAAGTGGGGAGACAGAATCCCTGGAGGTTGGAATGGATAAGAAAATTATTTTGACCGTCCACCGACCAGAGCCGTCTTTCTGTGGTGTGGTCAAGCTAGACAGACAGGCGGAAGCGCTGGTAAAACAGCTTCAACGTGAAACTGGAATGACAGCAAAATACATTGTTTCTCAGATTATAATCCAGGGGTTTGACTTGGTAGAAATCAAGGAGGATAAAGAGTAATGATCGTAAAACCTGAAAACATGGACTTTTCCAACAAGAACATCATCATGATTATCAGCGGTTTGCCTGGTGTTGGCAAAACCACGCTGTCCCTATCCGCACCGGATGTGGTTCTGGTAGATGCTGATGAAGGGATGGCTCGTGTCAAGCCAGAGCATCGAAAGGACAGTTCTATGGTCAAGACCTACGAGGAGTTGCTGGATGACATCGGGAGTTTTGAAGGGCACTACAAGACGGTAGTCATCGATACCTGTGGGGCACTCATCGACTTGATGAAAGACTGGGCCATGAGAAATGAACCCTCTGCCAGTAAGAAATCCGGAGGTTTTTCTCAACAGGGTTACGGCTTTGTCAAGACTGAGTTCCTGCGTCTCTCCGCCGACCTTCGTAAAAAGTTCAATGTGATATTCCTCTTTCACGCCGCCAAGGATCGGCAAGGAGACGATATCTTCTATGACATCGTATGCGAGGGCTCTGCCAAGACACTGGTCTGGCAACCCGCCGACCTGGGTGCTTACCTCCATATCGTTAACGGTGAGCGATATCTGGGGTTCACCCCTACCATGAACTATAACGCCAAGGCAGCCTATGGTATCAAGGGGCTTATCAAGGTCCCAGAGTTGAAGGATGGAGAGCCCAATGACTTCTTGACTCGTTTGTTCTCCCAGGTCAAAGCGAATATTGCAGCTGAAAAGGCGGCTCTTCAGCCCCAGCAGGAACAGTATGAGGAGACGATGGCGGCCGGCCGGCTCGCCATAGAGGCGATTGAAAAGCCGGAAGATGTGAGCGAAGCCATGAGTGCTATCAAGGGCTTGACCCATGCATTGACCAGCGAACGGGAACTAAAAGCGGCCCTTTCTGAGCGGCTGAAAGCACTTGGGATCGTTTACAGCAAGGAGAGCAAAACCTATGAGTGGGCAAAGCAATAAGTTCCTGCTGACGCAGAGCTTGTTGTCCTCATGGCAATATGCAATCAAGGGCGGGGGGATGGATGAATTTTTATCCACTCTCCGCCGGGAGAAAAAGCCACAATCAAAGGCCATGCTGGACGGCATACGCTTTGAAAACATGGTCCACGCAGTTAGTGAAGGGGCTGAAATCGGACCGGAGCAGGAGTGGTACAAGCCGGTGCTGGAAATCTGCCAAATTATCGCCCATGGTCAGTATCAAGTTAAGGCATCCCGCCCGCTGGTAGTGGACGGCGTAGAGTTTATCTGTTACGGAATCCTAGACTTTTTGAAGGCTGGGGTCATTTATGATACCAAGTTTAGCCGGACATACCATGTGGGGAAATATCTTGACAGTCCACAGCACCCTATGTATTTCTACCTCTGCCCGGAGGTCCAGCGCTTTGAGTACATTATCAGCGATGGGAACTATATATACCGGGAGGCGTACAGCCCGGAAGATACGGTCCCTATTGAAAACACTGTCCGGCAGTTTATGCGTTGGATGGATAAGACAAGTCTGGTGGACCTGTACTGCCAGAACTGGAGGAGCAGATATGCCTAAATTCATCATTCATTTCATCAAGAGCCGCAAAACATGTAAAGGGCTTTGTGTTATCTGTAAACATTATAAGAAGTGCAAGGAGGACTTGAGATATGAGTAACTGGGACAGCTATCAGCGTGAGGAGCGCACCCGTCTAACGCCCGGGGATTACCGGGTTGAGATCGTCAGCGTAGATGAAAAAGAGAGCAAAGCCGGAAACCCCATGCTGGTGATTGGGATTCGGCCCAATGGAAGCAGCATTACGATCAACCATTATATCGTGCAAGGGAATGAATGGACTAATAGGAATCTGACGGAGTTTTTTGACTCCTTTAATATCGATGATGGAGACTTCACCTTGCCTACCTGGATCGGGGCTGTTGGAGCTGCCCGGCTAAAAGAGGACGATAATGGGTATCTGAAAGTTCAGTATTTCATCAGCAAAGACCGTGCAGAAAAGCTCCCTCCTTGGGACGGGAAACTGCCAGAGCGGCAAGAACTGACCAGACTGTCCGATCTTGAAGATGAATCCGAACTGCCGTGGAACTGAGGTGGTTCAATGCTGACCCACTACACAGACGCGGAGATCAAGCAAAAGCTGAAAGAGCTGGTAGTTATTACTGACAGCCGGGAACAGGTTCACCAGCACATTATTTCTTGGCTAGACAAGCACAACATCCAGCACAAGAGCCGGGCTTTGGAGACCGGAGACTACTCCGTTATGCTGGGTGACACTACTTTTGAGGACGAGGTTGTGGTGGAGCGCAAGGCTAACCTGGACGAGATTGCGGGGAACTTTACATCAGGCCGTGAGAGGTTCGAGCGGGAAATGATCCGGGCAAAGGCCGGAGGCATCAAGATCTTTCTGATCGTGGAGAACGCCTCCTGGACCGACATCTTCTTGCATAATTATCGGTCAGATCTAAAACCGCAGAGTTTCGCCGCTACGCTCCTGTCCTGGCAGGCCCGGTTCAACCTGACAATCACTTTCTGCAAGCCCTCTGAGACAGCTCAAATCCTTTACAGTACCCTCTATTACTGGGTCAGAGATCGTTTGAAGCGGGGGTGAGGGTATGGACATGGCCTCTGATATCCGCAGCATGCTTACCGCCCAGCAGGTGGCGGAGCACTATGGGTTTGAGGTCAACCGCTCTGGCTTTATGAAGTGCCCCTTCCACACAGGGGACCGCACCGCCAGTCTGAAACTGTACGATAGAGAGAGCGGATTTCATTGCTTTGGCTGCGGAGCACACGGCTCCATCATTGACTTCGTAATGCGCCTCTTTGACCTGAATTTCCGTCAGGCGGTGCTCCGGATCAACGCAGACTTTCACCTGGGCCTTACCTCCAGTAAGCCGGACCGTGCAGCCCGTTCAGCGGCCCTGGAGGCCCGGCGGGAGGAAAGGCGCAAAAAGGATCAGGCTGACGAGAACTTTCGCTACATGGCCTATGAACTGCACTACTGGAAGGATGTTCTGGAGATTTTCCCACCAGTCCGTCAAGGCGATGATGCTTACTATCATCCATTATATGTCGAGGCCGTCAAGCGCCTCCCGTATATCGAATACTGGCTTGACGACTTTATTGAGAAGGGAGGCAAGGAGCATTGGATGAAGTGCCCGCTTATACCCGCGATGACTATTTGACGACCACCAAGCCGTTTGAATATTTATACGCACACAAAGAAAATAAATTTGAGATGAAACAGCTCTTGGGCCGCATGTCCGCTCAGGCACAGACTGTTGGCATTCGCAATCTGGCCGCGCTGTTCAAGGCATACATGGAAACCGTCAGCGGTACAGTCACCCCAGGATACAACAAAACGGACTTTTCCGGTCAGGAAATGGAACTGGACTGCGGCGGGTGGTCAGCCTCGGACACCGGCATTTACGGCACCGACAAAATGGGCTTCGAGGTGGTGGCCTGCTATCACCCCATCATGCCGGTTCAGCGTCTTGTGAACATTGACACAGGTATCCACAAGGTTAAGCTAGCGTTCAGCCTGGGCCGCCGGTGGGGAAGTGTGATTGAAGATAGGAACGTGATTTCTGATAGCCGATCCATCATCGGCCTTTCTAAGTACGGAATTATGGTCAACAGCGAGACGAGTAAGCCGTTGGTTCGATATCTGGCCGACGTGGAACAGCTTAATTACGAACAAATCCCAGAGGTTTCCAGTGTTGGCCGGCTGGGATGGATCGATGACTATGGTTTTTCCCCTTACGTTGAAGACTTAGTTTTTGATGGAGAGGAGGAGTACCGGACCCGGTTTGAGAGCATCCAGGAGCACGGGAGACGTGACGTGTGGCTGGATATTGTCAAGGCGGTGCGTTCCGGAAAGACGCCGGGAAACGTGATTGCTCGGATCGTACTGGCTGCCTCTTTCGCCTCCGTTTTAGTAAAGCCTTGCAACTGCCTCCCATTTTTTGTCCACCTATGGGGCGGTACGGAAACGGGCAAGACCGTTGGTTTGTTATTGGCGGCCAGTGTATGGGCAGACCCGGAAGTCGGAAAGTACATCCAGACATTCAACGCAACAGAGGTTGGCAAAGAACTTGGGGCCGCTTTCTGCAACTCCATCCCGCTTATCATCGATGAACTGCAACTAATCAAGGACAACCGAAAAGACTTCGACCGGATGATTTACCAGTTGTCTGAAGGCGTGGGACGTGCCAGGGGACGGAAACAGGGTGGACTTCAGAAAACCCCGACTTGGCGCAACTGCATCATCACAACAGGTGAGTTCCCTATCATATCTCCCAACAGTGGAGCAGGGGCGGTGAACCGGACCATTGAGATCGATTGCCATGCAGAGCACTTGTTTGATGATCCTAAGCTGGTTGCGACCACACTTTACAGCAACTATGGATTTGCTGGAAAAGAGTTTGTGTCGTGGCTTATGGAGGATGGAGCTTTTGAGCGTGTACAAGCCCTTCAAAACGATATGCAGGAGCATCTTAAAACTGGAGACACGATGGACAAGCAGACGGCCTCCGCAGCTCTCATTTTGGCGGCTGACAGACTTACCGAGGAATTGATTTTCCAGGATGGCATTCTGCTCCGTCCAGAGAATATACAACCATATCTCGTTTCCAAAGAGACAGTCAACCAGAATGGGAGAGCCCTTCAATACCTCTATGATTTTATCAATATCAATCAATCCCGGTTCAGCCAGGACGCAGACCGGCAGGGCGAGGTATGGGGCAGCATTGATGATGATTATGTCTATATTATTCGGTCTAAATTCGATCAGATTATGTCTGAAGAAGGATACAATGCCTCCGCATTTCTAGGATGGGCGAGAAACACGGGTAACATCAAAGTCGGGAAGGACGGAAAGCCAACCATCGTAAAAAAGATAAATGGACACTCATGTCGCCTTGTTGCTATCAAATTGAATGAAAATGACAACATTTTTGAAGAATATAGCGATGAACTGCTTCCTTGAAAGGTTACCCGGTTACCCAAGTTACCCTATTTTTGATATGTTTTCTAAAAAAAATATTTTGCGAAAACAAAAAATATTTTTTCTAAGTGTAAATTTTTCGGGTAACCGGGTAACCGAACCTTGAAACAGTTGGGAGAGTAAGCGTTGAGCGGTTACCCTATGTTGGTAACCTTAGGTAACATGGGTAACGAGGAGGAGAAATGATGGTTTTCCCATATGAGACAGAAGCGGCTAACGGAGAGCCGATGCCTGATGGATTATCATTGGTGGATCAATGCGCATTTTATTTTCTCCAGACAATGTATCGAGGATTACGTACAGGATCAAAGGATAGAGATCAGGCTATCAAAGAGAAGGGACAAATGACTTATCAATATAACAAGGAAAAATGCATTATGGAAAGTTGGAGGAAGATGGGCGATTTCTGGGCAGAGACATACAGACAGGTTGAAGCCGCCCAAACTGCTTACCGAAAAAACCGTACATTAGCGAATGCTGACAGATTGATTGCAGCGCTGGATGGAGTACGGGTATGACCTGGAGGCAGATCAACGGCTATCAATACCCTTACCGCATTAACGAGGAGGCCCAGGTCCAGAAGTGGGACGGAAAACAGTGGATCGATATCAGGGCAAGAATCAGCGGAAACCGGGCGGTGGTCTACCTGCGGACAGTGGAAGGGAAACAGTACAAGGCGGCTCTTGTTCGGCTAATGGATGATGCCTTTTGGGAAGGCCGGGCAAAGCGGGATGGACTACATATCACACACCGAAACGGCGTCAAGCTGGACTGTGAGCTGAGAAATCTTGTTGCGGTCAAACCAGGACAGGCTGGGCGAAAATATCATGGACGGCCCCATAAAAGGCCCGTTATTCGCCTGGACCTGCACGGGAATGAAGTGATATATCCAAGCGTCACCGATGCGGCCAGGAAGAACAGCTTGTCTATATCCGCTATGGACAGGAGGCTATACCATGGTGTGCTAGACCCCAGAGGATATCGGTTCGAGCTTTTGAATCAGCGTAGAAAACGAAAGGAGAAAACAGCATGATCGAGGACGTTCGGGCTGCCCTCCTGGGCGACCACGAGGCAGCGAAGCGGCTGGCGGAGGCGGAGCGGTACGCCGCCCGGCTGGAGACCATGTGCAAGGGACAGGACAAGCAGCTGATGGAGGTCCAGGAGGGCGCGCGGGAGCTCCAGCTGGCCATGGACGGCGTGCTGATGGCCGCCGCACTGGAGCACGGGGAGGCAGTCAAAAACGACCAGACCGGCGAGATTGTGGGCTGGCGGCGAATTTTAAGCAGGGGGAGAGAGCCAAACATGAGCATTGGTCAAATTAACTTGCTCGACGAGATTATCGTGGACAACTTCGCCGGCGGCGGCGGGGCCTCTACCGGCATAGAGCTGGCGACTGGCCGGGTGGTGGATATTGCTATCAACCACGACCCGGATGCCATCCTGATGCACCGCACCAACCACCCGCACACCACCCACTACCAGGCTAGCGTCTGGGATGTGGACCCCGTGGAGGTCTGCCAGGGGCGCCCGGTGGGGCTGGCCTGGTTTTCCCCGGACTGCAAGCACTTCAGCAAGGCCAAGGGCGGGAAGCCCGTGGACAAGAACATCCGGGGGCTGGCCTGGATCGTCCTGCGGTGGGCTGGGACAGTCCGGCCCCG